AAACAAATTGCTGAACTGATAAGCAAATATAATTCGGATTTGGTAGATGGAATAAGCCCAAATATGAAGTTTAAGGCAGAAAAAACGAATGCACCAACTTTAAGTCCTGAACAAATAGCATTCTTATTTTGGAAAGAAAAAACAATCAAAGTAAGGAAATCATTTGTAAAAATAACAGTTGAAAAACAAGAGTATCTGTATTTGATTAAAGACCATTATTTGAAATTGAAATTAAATGGTGATTCTGTAATTGTGAGATATGATGAACATGATTTGTCTTCCATTAGTTTGTTTAATCCTAAAAACAACCAATTTTATTGCAATTGCGAACAAGAAGTATTGGTACATCAAGCCATTGCGAACCAAACAGATGAAGATATAAACCGATTGATGGGAAGGAGTTCACATATAAAATCATTCAAAAAATTCACTCAAAATCTGACAGACGAAACATTTAGAAAAGGAATGGAAAGCGTGGGTGATGAACATATAGAAATACTGAACCCTTTGAGCTTAAAAAAGAATGATATAAACAATAATGAAGACCATGAATCGAGAATTATTTACAATATGCTGGATGTGGAACAAGTGCCTGAAAGCAAAAGTATAGCGAATGTAACTAAATCGAAATTTATAACCCTGAATAAGCCTAAAAACAATGCTGGAAGATACGATGAAGAATTCAAGAATGAAACAGAATTCAAAGTTGTAAAAATAAAAAGCCCCGTTGATGAAGACGAGGCTTAATAAGATTTTCAATTTAATAAAAAACTAAAAACCTCAACCGATGACAAAGATAAACAACAAAAACGAAATTAAAATTCTTGTATCAGAATTTATTTCAAAAAAAGAAATTAGCAACAATCAATTTGCAAGTATTGTGTGCGTAAGTCCAGCCACAGTAAGCAATATTTTGAATGATAAGTGGGAAAGCATATCAGACGAAATGTGGCAAAAGGTATGGAATGCCATAAAAATAGAAGATTGGCAATTGATAGAAACAGTAAACTTTAAAACTATTCAGAAAGTGTGCAATGATGCCAAAAGAAACCACAAAATGGTTTCAGTAATAGGTTTTACAGGTGCTGGAAAAACAGTTGCCTTGACAAGCTTTTATCAAAGCCATAGCAATGTTTTCTACATAGAATATTGCAAAAGCATGAAACCAAAGCAATTTTTCAAAAAACTATTACAAGAAATGGGAGTGCAATATGTAGGAAGTATTTATGAAATGGTGGAACGTGTAACAGACGAACTTAATAGCAAAATCAATCCTTTGATAATAATTGATGAAGCTGGAAAACTTACACAAACATTGCTTCATTATCTACACGATTTGCGAAATAAAACCTTTAAAGGAACTGGTATTTTATTGGCTGGTGTGGAATATTTCAAAAGCAATATGGAAAAATGGACTGATAGGCAAAAAGAAGGAATGCCTGAATTTTTTGACAGAGTTTATGTGTGGCAAGAGCTGAACCAACCAACAAAAAGAGAGATAAGAGCAATAGCAGAAGCCAATGGTGCAACAGATGAAGCATTGGTGAGTGAACTTTATAAGCTGAAAAGTTTCAGGCAAATATTTAATAGAGTAACCAGTCATTTACAATTTGAACAAGAAGCATTGGTATGAAAAAACTAACTAACAAAGAATTGCAGACAATCAGGAAATCAGCTGCACAAAAAACGATTTGCGTTCTTTTTGAAATATCGGAGGAAAAGTATTTTGAAATCCAATATCAAACAGGACTTCAATTTTTGGAATACTTGTATACAGATGAATTGATAAAAGAACTGGAAGTATCAAAATATTTTTGGAACTGGTGGAAAATGGAATATGTGCAAATAGATGAAAAATATTTGTATGCCCTGAAAGAAGAAGGTGTATATGCAACGATTGAAAACTATGCTTACTACCATGCAAAAGCAGAATTGATGGTGGATTCTATTGTATTTAAAAACTTGATTAAGGAGGGTCAGATAAATGAATTATACTCCAACCCAGCATAAACAACTATTTGCATTGCTGAACCAATCAGGATTGATGGAACACCGCAAAGATGTAGTGTATTCGTTTACCAACGGCAGAACCGAAAGCACAAAGGAATTAGAGCAAAAAGAATACAAAGCCCTCATAGATTACTTGAAAGTAGTAAAAGAAAATACAACTGAGAAAGACGATTTTATGAAAGGTGAACACATGAGAAAACGTATTTTTTCAATGTGTCATCAATATGGCTGGACTGCCTTTGATGCTACCAAAAGAAAGCATACAGTTGATGTGGACAAATTAAACGGCTGGATGCAGAAATACAGCTACTTACACAAATCAATTAATCAATATAAATATAATGAATTGCCCCAACTGGTAACGCAATTTGAAACCGTATTAAAAACATTTTTAGAATCAATTTAAACCTCCAAAACCATGAATTTAAAAACAAATCAAACCTTGTTAAAAACCACTAACTTAAAAAGTTATGAACAAGAACAAGCCAATAAAGAAAAAGTGAATTATTGGCAAAATTATGAAGCCATAATGTATGAAATTTTGAAAGAAAAAATCAATAATAACAAGGTAAGCCCCAACAAAGTGCACCAGTTAGATTTAACAACATATCAAGTGTTGGCACTTGAAAAAACATATTTCAATAACCTTTCAAACAGCTACAAACTGAGCAATATAAGAAGTTGTGGTGATATACATGAATTGATTGAGAAATATACAGCATTGATTGCGCTTGGTGGTTTTATAAAAGAAATGCCAATAGTATTTGATAGAGATATGAATTTACTGGATGGATACCAAAGGCTTCATGCTTGTAGGATTACCGAAAAGCCTTTCACGTATGTAATTTTAAATGTAACCACAAAACAATTAGAAGCAGAATTGATAAAAGTAGAATAAGAGCGATTTTAAGGCTTCAAATAAAAACGATGACATAATACACCTCCAAGTGCAAAAACCTCCAAAGAACAGCATGAAAAGAATTAAAAACCCTAATTAATAAAAACAAATGGAAAGCACAAACAAAGGAAACTTGAATTTTAATGACTTAAAATTACAAGTATTATGTAGCAAAATCGTAGACAATTTGAACCAAAAACAAATTTCTGAAAAGTTCAATGTATCTGAAAAGACACTTGTAATTTGGTTCAGACCTTACAAGAAACAACTGAAAACAGTTGAAGGAACTGAAAAATTACTTAATGTATTATTAAGGTCAATTTACAAAAAACAAATCCTGAGAATTCAAAGTTCTGTCTTAGCTGAAAACAGAATGTTTACACAAGCTGAATGTAAACAAATTTTGTGGTTAACTGGACAAATTGCAAATCACCCATTGACTGACTAAAGCAGTAAAAACAAACCTCCAAAGTTTTTTTTATAAAGAAATTAATTACAAGAAAACATAAACAAAAAACAAAAGAAAAATGAAAAGCTTAGTTCTAAATTTTATACGTTGTTATGTGCTGGGCGGTTTATCGGCACTAAGTTTAATTTGAAAACAATGGATATAGAATGCCCTTATTGCGAAAAAGAACTTGACATAAACCACGATGATGGTTTTGGTTATGAAGAAGGTGTTAAGCACCATCAAGAATGCCCACATTGTGCAAAATCATTTGTGTTTGAAACTTCAATTTCATTTTATTATGAACCTGAAAAAGCAGACTGCTTAAATGATGAAAAACACAATTATAAAATGAATAAAACTTGTCCAAAAGAATTTTCACAAATGGAATGTACAATGTGTGGAGATATACGTGAATTGACAGATTCAGAAAGAACTGAATTTAATATTGGGTCTAAGGAAAGTTATTTTGAAACACTCAAGTAGTCTTGCACAAACCTCCAAAGTTTATTTATAAGAAAAATAGAAGCAAAAATATAAACAAAAAACAAAACAAAAATGAAAAGCTTAGTTCTAAATTTTAGTGATTTTATAGGTAGTAAATCACAATTCAATTTAAGTCAAATTGAAAGCAAGATACCCAGCAATGGTAGTATTAAAGAAGTAACCAATGAAGAAGACATTCCTGAGGTTCTGATATTTGGTGATATATCCAAAGAAGCAGTTAATTACAAAGAATTTCAAGAAGCGTTCAAAATGGTTGTCAATGGATATTCTAAAATAAAAGTAAGAATAAACAGTGATGGTGGAAGTATGATTGAGGGCTTTGCAATTGTGGATTTGATGCGAAAAAGCAACTGCGAAGTAATAGGAATAAACGAAGGTATGGCAGCAAGTATGGCTGGTGTAATCTTGCAAGGTTGCGACATTAGAGAGGTAACAGAAAACAGTACAAAAATGATTCATGCTGTATCAGGTGCTTATTATGGAAGTGCTGATGGGTTAAGAAGCTATGCCAATTTTATGCAAACCTTGCAAGAAAAAGTAATCAAACTTTTTATGGAAAAATCCAAACAACCTGAAGCAGTTGTAAGAAGTTGGTTTGTGGAAGGAAAAGAAACATTTTTGACTGCACAGGAATGTATAAAATTAGGACTTGCCGACAGGATAACACCTACTAAACAAGCGAAAGGAAGCACAAATCCAGCTGCAAAAAATATGTTTGTCAACAATCAATATTCATCAAATCCTTTGTTGAAAGGAAGAAATGACTGGACTTACCATGATTGGGAAATGAAAGACCCTAAAGGACTTGGTGAAATAATGAAGCAAGATAGAACGCTTTTCAATGCTTTGTTAGATGCCACTTATGGAAACCATGAAGTTGAAAAAAATACAGCTTCAATCAAGGTAATTCCTGAAAGCAGAAAAGACTGGACATACCATGATTGGGAA